AGCTTTCGGGGAGTTTAATGTTTTTAACCCCTTTCTCTAACGAGAGAGGGTTTTCTATTATGGATTTAATAATATACACCTTAGCAGACGAAGAACTCAAAAGAGTAGAGTCTCTAATAGAAAACAATATACCAAAGATCGAGGCACTAGTCCCAGACTATATGAAGATATACAACGAGTTATGTGGGCCCAGATCGGAGTCAGTTAAAAAACCAGATCTAAAGAAAATGTACAAAGAGGCTACTTTTAAAGCTCATCCCGATAAGGGAGGGGACGAAGAAACCTTTAAAGATTTATCCTCTGCCTATAGCAGCGGAGACGAGAGAAAGTTTATGAATGCTTACAACAAGGCTATGGGGAACCATACTGAAGTACTAGGCGAGCTAATTAATACTAATGGGTATAAGTGGGCGAAGATGTACGAAGAGGGGAAGATTGACGAAGTACGTCAGGCTTTCCTAAAACACTTACTAAACGAAATATACATACTGGAGACCAAATGAAAGCATTACTAATAATTTTAGCTTTAACGTTATCAGGATGTAAAACTACGCAAGTGTTATCCGTACCTACGGTAGCTATACAAAAGTCAGGAGCTGTTCCAATAGTGGAGCCAGAACTGAAGGAGGTAGTGGAAGAAGTCCCTGCAAAAAAGGGAGGGGAGGGGTTTATGCCTTCCTACTTCTTATTCTAGCTTCCGCACTTATAACTACCCTTAGCACAAAAGGAATTAATGTCAAGAAAGAAGAAGCTAACGGCAGGTAGTGCCATTACTAAGTTAAACTTGAATTTAAAAGAAATTGAACCAATGACTGATGCACAGCAGTCTTTTTTCGAAAACTACGATACAGGAAAGTCCCAACTGCTTATGGGGTTTCCTGGCACTGGTAAAACGTTCCTCAGCCTCTATAAAGCCTTTTATGATATAATTTATGGCGGGAGAGACGTACAGCAACTTGTTATTGTACGAAGCGCAGTACCTACTAGGGATATTGGCTTCTTACCTGGAAACTTAGAAGAAAAGTCCCAGGTATATGAATTACCCTATAAGAAAGTATGCTCTGAACTGTTTGGCAGAGATGACGCGTACGAGATACTTGTAAAACACGGGGTAATCCGTTTCATGATTACATCATACGTCAGAGGAATAACTCTAGATAACTGTATTGTAGTAATGGATGAATTTCAGAATTGTACGTCTCACGAAGCAGACTCTGTACTTACCCGTTTAGGGCAAAACTCAATTGCCCTATTTTGTGGTGACTTTATGCAGACAGACTTCACTAAGAGATCAGATAAAGATATATGCAAATTCGTAGATGTTTTAGACTCTATGCCAAGATGGTTCGCCATCAATCACTTCCAAGCTGAGGACATAGTTCGCAGCGGAATAGTCAAGGCTTATATTCAAGCCAAGTACCTTATTCATAAGGAAGGATACTAAAGTCAAATGTTAAGAAGAGTAACGCACTGCATCGCAGAAAAGAAATGTTTTCAATTGTGGACTTGGCGAAAGTGCAAATGCTTAGCGTATATAATCGCTTGGATGGTATTAGCTCCTACAGTAATTGTAGGGTTCGCCCTATTTATGGGTAAAGCTATGGCCTTAGATGACTTCGACTTAGCTAAGTATGGACCAGAGGATAAGGTAGAGGTAGTAAGAACTGACTTTATTATTAAGATAGTTACTTATACAAACCGAGAAGAACTTAACAAGGCCTTCGAACTAGCTACTAAGGACCCTATGCCAGACAGCGCAGGTGTCAGGGGTTTCACAAACGTTAGAGCAGACGAAGACGTGTGTTACGTACATGTAATTCCCGCAGAGCTGTGGGATGATAGGGAGGCGATGGCCATAATGGGCCATGAAGTGTATCACTGCACTTTAGCAGACCATACAAACGTATTAGTTGCTACTGGAGGTGATACGGAAGACTTGTATGCCGCAGACAGAGAGCTAGAGTTGGAGTGGCTTAAGCAAGATTATGAAGATATGGGAATTGAGGTAGATTAAATGAATTCAACAGAGAAAGTAGCCTTAGGGTGGGTATTATTCATCATACTATTAATATGCTATGATACGGCTCGTGCTGAGGCTATTGAGACTATATCTACAAATGATTCAACGGTTACAACTAATGGCAATATGCACACAACAATCACACAACCGCCGCCAAGTGCGGTTTCCCCGCAATTTAGCGGAGGGTCAAATTCAGACCTCTGTACCGTCGGCGTAGCCGGAGCAGTACAAACACAGATTCTAGGCATTTCAGCCGGCACTACATTTACAGAAGAAAACTGTCTAAGGCTAAAGAAGTCTAAGATACTATATGACATGGGCATGAAGGTGGCAGCAGTATCTATTATGTGCCAAGATAGAGCAGTATTTGATGCTATGATGAATGCTGGAACACCTTGCCCATATGACGGACTAATTGGTAAGGACGCAAAGATTGCATGGGATTCACACGAAGAAAAACCATATGATAGAGGAGAAGACAATAGTGAAGACCTTAACCTTAAAGAAAAGCTTTTTAATGGTAGTCTTAGTACTTTGGGGCTCTTACTCCTTCTCTAATATAAGCCAGTACTACGGGTATACAAATAATGCGTACCTTTATGGTAACCCTTGGGATATGGGTAGCGTACTGCCAGACCCTTCTGGTCTACAAATTAATGGAGTGTACTATACTTATACACCTCAGAAAGCTACCGCAGACGATTTTGAAGTAAGTCTAGGAAACTGGAACGCAGACAAGTCGGGGTATGTCTGGAATGAAGTAGACAACTGGGACGGCAGCCCCGGAGGTGTTTCTATTATTAAGAACATACCTTTACCCTACACTCACCGCTCACAATTTGGAGACGGGTTTCTAAATACGACAGGGGTAGGAACGGTAGAAGACGCTAATATTATATACAGCTATAAGGTGGACCCTTGCTACAACCCTCAGGCGGATGTTAACTGCCCCGGGTTCGTACCCCCTACCCCTGAAACAGTTGACGTATCTACTCTATACGACGTAACTGAAGACGCAGAGATAGAAGAAGTGGAGACAGATATGTACACTGAGGAGTCTGAAGAAGATGATTCCGAAACTGAAGAAGAAAAGGAAGAGGAAGATAGAAAGAAGCGACTAGAGAGAGCCATGAGTATAGGAGATAACTCTGCTATGTTCGCACAAGGGCTAGCACAGACTCAAATGCTTCAACAAATGAATGCCGCCGTAAACGTATCCACATACCTCAGTAAAACAATACAAGGCGGCGTATACACAGAAACGGTACAATTAGATGGTGGAAATCTACCAGATAATAGAGGGGCTCGAAGAATGAATTGGGCAACTCAAAAATTGCACGAAGAAATGATCGGGATGCAGTATAAGTAATATAATATTACGAAGCACAGAGGAGAATAATATGTTTAAAAGCTTAATTATTATTTTAGCTAGTATTAGCACATTCGCATTAGCGGAAAATACATCAATCAATGGAAGTGTACAATCAAGATGCATTATTAGTACAGACACAGAAGGAACGTATGGAAACCCCAATGCGTATACATTGACAACAGCGGTGTCGGATGGAGGCGTATTAGCAGTAACTCGTTTTGATGTAACATTAGCAGACGCATACTACGCACAGATTACTGCCCCAAACTCGTTCTCAACTAGCCCTTCTTTACCAGATACGGTAACTTGGACAGGAGATACAGTAGTTAAGGCAATCTCTGATTCTACAGGTATGGCGGATTATGAAACTAATAAAGTTGAATTCGATTATACTGATAAGTATGATATGACTGCTACTGGGTCCACCTGGTTTAAGACTACTTCTGCTGCGACAATGGGAGGATCTAAAGCGTATGCAGGGGGATCTTATACGTCTCTTGTACTTGCGGAGTGTATTGCTCAGTAAATGAAAAAACTAGCTGTAGTACTACTACTAATATCGGGGCTATCTTACTCACATGAAATGACCCCCACGTATCCTAAATGGAAGCGCGCCCACCTTAGTGGTATATTAAAAGCTAAAATGGAGTTATTTAATAAACGTAACGATGTGGAGTACTATGAGATAGGAGTGTTCAATAAAGACTTCGAACCGGTACCATTTGTATCGGCCTACTCAGTTATTAAATTAAAATACTTAGGTAAAGTAGTTTTTGACGTTTTTATTAATTCAACAGATAAAAGTAGAGTAGTATATATCTGCTCTAAGTCTAAATTGAGAAAAGAGGACCTAAGGAGAACAGCAGTAGCCTCTCGTATTTGCTCTAAATTTAAAGATTAATATGAAAAAAGCACTACTACTATTAATTACAAGCTCCTCAATATTAGCGAATAGCGGTATAAACTTACAACTTCCTAGCTCTCCTTCTACATATGGGCAAGATAGTTTTAGGACAGGGGATATGGACTGTAAAAATGCTATCGGCGCAGCCACTAATTTTGAGTTTGGAATAACTGGGATTATAGATAATTCTGTAGGTTTGTTTGGAGAAGAAGATAAAGATAATCCTACCACTAAAGACATAGGGCTTTACGCTAGGCTAATAATACCACTGGATGGGCCTAAGGAGCGGATTAACTGTAATACTTTGTATAAATTAGAGCTACAGAAGAAGCGTTTAGAAGTTAGACTTCTAGAGAAGGAACTAGAAAACCTTAAAAGTCTACAGAACAACTTTGAGAATTAATTATGACAGATAAAAACTTAGGGGAGCAGCTTGATAACATAGAGAACTTAAGAAACAAAGAGTTTAAAGTTTTCGGGTTAAAAGCAACCCCCACAACTGCTATTGCTGCTATTACTGCAGTAGGCTCTTTACTGGGTATGCTGTATGGCGGGTTTGTTACGTACCAAAAAGTAGAGGCCATATCAGAAATTGACCCCGGTGCAATATTTAGTGAGTTAGATAAAGTTAATGCAAGAATTAATGAAGCTGAGAAGGACACTAAGGGACTAAAAGAGGATATCAAGAGAGCAGAAGCCACCGCGGATGACGCATACAGGTTTGTTAAAGACGTTAATAAAGATATGAATGACGAGCTCCGAGCTTTTAGAAAGGATGTAAAGGAGATTGAAGACTCCTTTACTAATAAACTACAAAAGGCATTGAATAACCCATTATCAGATATGTAAAGGAGAACCATGGATACAGAGACAAAAAAGTTAGACCACCAACTTGCGGAAGAGAGTATGGATAACAGCTGGAAAGATGAGGCAATAGTACTTGTATTCTCCTTCCCAATCGTTATGAACTTCTTAGCACCTATATTTAGTGAAGTGACTCTAACACAAGCGTGGGAAAATTTAGGAAAGGCACCAGAATGGTATACTACGATCGTAGGTATACTAGTACTGGTTATCTTTGGATTAAAAGCTGTAGTATACAAGGTAGCTGACAAGCTGTTAGACACGCCTAAAAAATGTAACTGCAAAAAATAGGAGAAAGTATGTTTGGATTACCAATCGAAGCAATAAGTATGTTAGGCTCTACCGCAATGGGCGGTATGATGAAAATGTGGGGGCAGGCGCAAGCCGATAAAGCTGAACAGCATAAAATGTTGTTACAGAAGAATACTCAGATTGAGCAGGGTGTGAATAATGCACGACAAATGCAGAACCCAAATGCTGCGTGGATTAGACGATTCATCGTAGTGTTTAGCCTTTTAGCAGGAATCGGAATTGTATTCATGGCACCAATTATGGGGATGCAAACAAACGTCCCAATCGAGGTGACAGAAGGATTCAAGTTTTTATTTATTGACACTACACATACCTTTACGGAATACATTGCTTTAACAGGTTTTGTAACTCCAGAATGGTTACCTGTAGCTATAATGAATATTATTGGTTTCTATTTTGGATCTGCAGCTATGAAAAGATAGGCTTTATAAGTCTATCTCTACCACCTAAGAAATTTGATATTGACAAATTATGAAAACCTGGTATAATTCTATACTTGTCAATATCGACAAATCTTAAATATAGGAGAAATATATGGTAGATAAAATTATGGGATGGATCAAATCCGCAACTGAAGCCGGAGTAGCATTAATTGCTCTAGCAATCGTTTTACAAGTAATCTTTGGCGGAACTGTACCGTTCATTGGTGGAGATGTTATCGGAACTATTACTGGTATCATCACTAACCTGGGCAACGCTGGATTAGTAGGATTAGCGTCGCTTGCAGTAGTGTACCACATCTTTACTAAAGACTAAATACACCCAAAAGCCTTACATTAGTAGGGCTTTTTAACCTAATTTATAAGGAAATATTAATGCTAGAAATAAGCAGAGATGATGTGGTATCAACAGAATTAGTTGAGTACCCAAAAGATGAGAGGTTTATAAAACTCCCAATCCAACAATATATGGAACTTTTAGGGATAACCCCTATTGCATCTCAAGTTGCGCTAATCAATGCACTTAATAATCCTAGATACAGATTTGTTGTAGCAGCACTGTCTAGACGACAAGGTAAGACTTATATAGCAAACATAATCGGGCAGCTTGTAGCACTCGTGCCGGGCACAAACGTGCTAATCATGAGCCCGAACTATTCACTTTCACAGATTTCATTCGACCTACAACGAAATCTAATTAAACACTTTGACCTAGAGGTAGCCCGCGACAATGCCAAAGACAAAATAATCGAGTTAACCAATGGAAGCACTATTCGTATGGGATCAGTCAATCAGGTGGATAGCACCGTTGGTAGGTCTTATGATCTTATTATATTTGATGAAGCGGCTCTAGGAGATGGAGGCATGGATGCGTTTAACGTAGCCCTAAGGCCTACACTAGATAAACCTAATAGTAAGTGTATCTTTATCTCAACCCCTCGTGGTAGAAATAACTGGTTCTCAGAATTTTATCAACGTGGATTTAATGACGAGTATGACAACTGGGTGTCTCTTAGAGCGACATACCACGAAAACCCTAGAATTTCGCAGAAAGATATCGATGAAGCTAAGAAAGGTATGTCAAAGGCTGAGTTCGAGCAAGAGTACTTAGCCTCTTTCAATACTTTCCAAGGACAAGTTTGGGATTTCAATTACGAGGAATGTGTGGCAAACTTGGAGGAACTAGATACTTCCAAGATGGATGTGTTCGCAGGGCTCGACGTAGGTTATCGTGATCCTACTGCATTCTGCGTTATTGGGTATGACTGGGACGCAGAAACATATTATATTTTAGATGAGTACATGGAGGCTGAGAAGACCACCGAGCAACATGCAGAAGTTATTCAAGGATTGATTAATAAGTGGGATATAGACGCAATCTACATCGACTCCGCAGCTCAACAAATGCGTTTCGATTTAGCCCAGAATTACGATATTTCGACTATCAATGCAACTAAGAGTGTGCTGGATGGTATTGCGGCTGTAGCCACGATTGTGGATAATGACAAATTGATCGTGGATCAAAAGTGTGACCACACTCTAAGGGCGTTAGATCAGTACCAGTGGAACCCTAACGAGAATCTGCTAACAGAAAAACCTATACATAATATGGCATCACATATGTCAGATGCCCTGCGTTATGCCTTGTATACGTTCGTAGCTTCGGACATAACGTTTTAGGGTACACCAGATCAAAAATACCTCTTGACTTTTCTGTTGGAATTTGATATAATTCCCCATATAAAGAGAAATTTTAAGAAATCAACCTATGAGTGAACTTAAACGCGATAAGATTAAGTACATAAGAGACCGTGCAAAGTCTGCTTATGTAAAGGATGAGGAATGTTACATCTGTGGTGGAAACGAGTCTTTGGACTTTCATCACTTTTTAAGTGTGACGGAACTTCTTAATAAGTGGATTAAAGAGAAGAAACTAGTTATATCGACTGCGGAAGATATGATGGATATGAGGGATGAGTTTATTGAGGCACACCATAAAGAAATTTATGATGACACAGTTACTCTCTGTCACAAACATCATTTAAAACTGCATTCTATATATGGCAAGAAACCTGCTTTAGTCACTGGCCCCAAGCAACAACGCTGGGTAGAAAAAAGAAGAGTAAAAGAATATGGGATTATTTAAAAAATGGGTTCAGAAACTGAATCCATCACAACCGCAAATAGCGGCTGCTCAAGGGCAGCAAGGGCCTTTGGCACCTTCATTGCCCTATGAAAGAGCGTATGAAAGATTAGAAGTAGTTAATCGCGGTGTTAATATGGTTGTTGATGCAGCATCACAAATTAATATAGATGTAGGGGACAAAGAAGCATTTCCTGGAGTAGCAACTATTAGACATAAAAAGCTAGTAACTCTACTTAACAGGAACCCTAACCCATATCAATCAGCAGATGCTTTCAGGAGAAACATCTTCTTAGATATGATTATGGATGGTAATGCTTTTATGTATTATGATGGTGCAAGTTTATACCATCTACCTGCCGAGAACGTTACTATTACTCCAGATAAGAAAACATTTATCAAAGGGTATGATTATAACGGAACTAAATACAAACCTGATGAGATTATACATATTCAAGATAACTCATCAGATTCAATATATCGAGGTAAGTCAAGATTAAGCTCAGCTAAACGCTCAATCAACTTGTTATACGATATGAAAGACTTCCAGATGAACTTCTTCAAAAATGGAGCAGTTCCTGGCTTAGTACTAAAGACACCAAATACTCTTAGTGCTAAAGTAAAAGACAGACTAATTAATTCTTGGGCACAGAAGTACAACCCTAAGAGCGGAGGCAGGAGGCCTTTGGTTTTAGACGGGGGTATAGAGATAGACAATATCTCTAATGTGGATTTCAAGAAGTTAGACTTTGAGGATTCAGTAACTAATTTAGAGAGTACTATTTTAAAAGTTATTGGAATCCCACCAATTTTAATGGATGGTGGTAATAATGCAAACATTAGACCCAACCAGAAATTAATGTATCAAGAGACCGTTCTACCTTTAGTTAGAAAACTGATTAGTGGTTTAGAGCGATATTTTGGTTATGACCTTGCAGCAGCACTAGAAGACCTCTCGCCCTTACAGGCAGAGTTAGACGAAAAAGCAAGATACTACAGCACTTTAGTTAACGGCGGAGTACTTACTCCAAATGAAGCTAGAGACGCATTAAGATTAGAGAAGATAGAAGGTCATGATGACATACGCATCCCGGCAAATATTGCGGGAAGCGCAAGCAACCCTTCTGAGGGCGGAAGACCTCAGGGAAACGAGGAAAATGATGAATAAAAAGTTTGAAATTAACTCATTGTTTGATGTGGTAGAGAAGGACGGTAAGTCTGATACTCTAACAATCAAAGGTTACGCAAATACTGTTTCCAAAGACCGATCTGGCGATGTAATCGTTAAGGAAGCTTGGGAAAAGGGTGGTATGGATGATTATCTAAAAAACCCTATTATCCTTGCTTTCCATGACTATTCACGCCCGGTAGGTACCACTGTTGATTACAATGTAACTGACAAGGGACTGGAAATTGTTGCAGAAATTAGTAAAGCTGCAGGTGAAGTGTATAACCTAATCAAAGATGGCGTTTTAAAAACATTTAGCGTTGGTTTTAGCATCAAAGATGCGGACTATGAGAAGGACGTAGATACGTTTTTCATTAAAGATTTATCTTTATATGAAATTAGTGTAGTATCTGTGCCCGCTAATCAAGACTCTACTTTCTCTTTAGCAAAGTCGTTTGAAAATGTAGATGAGTATAACTCATTTAAGCAATCATACGAAATTGTAGAAGCAAAAGAAGATTCAAAAAAGGAAGAGAAGGAACCTTCTCAGGATAACATTCTTAAGGAAATTAATATGGATAAGAAAGAACTACAGGATATGATGGCTAAGTCTGCTACAGCAGCATTAGACTCATACAAAGCTGAAGTTGCTGAGAAGGCTGAGAAGTCTGCAGCAGAAGCTACACTTAAATCAATTGAAATGGGTAAAACCAAAGCAGAGAAAACTGCCGAGGCTTTAGAAGCTAAAATTAAAGCAGATGGAGATAACTACTCTAAAGCAATCTCTGAAATGTCAGATGAACTTGCATCTGCTAAAGACGAGATGGCTGCTATGCAGAAATCTAAGATGCAATTCTCAGAAGCTGGATCAGATGCTCCTTCTGCAGATGAGTTAAACTCTGCATTCATTACTGCTAAGATCTTAGGAAAGTCTATCGATCAAACAGAAGTTGGTAAGAAACTAATCGAAAAAGCTACGCGTTTCTCTGACACTGATTGGGAAACTACTTGGAACTCTACAATTTTTGAAGGAATTCAAAATCGTGTTGTAGTTGAGCCACAGTTCCAATCAATTGCTATGAATGCACGTGTTATGAACTTCCCGTTCAATCCAGACACAGGTGCAGATGCTACATGGGTAGCAGGTGGATCGCTTAATGATGGTGATACAGTTGGTACAGCATTTAATGATGCTTCTTCAGGAACTACACAAGCGCACGGCTTAACAGAGGTCACACTGACTGCTTCTAAGCTAGCGACTCGTGAGTACATTGGTTACGAAGAAGAAGAGGATGCATTAATCCCAGTTGCTGGTATCGTTCGTGATGCTATCATCCGTCGTATGGCTCGTACATCTGACGCTTCTATCTTAGGTACAGGTGTTGCAGCTCCATTTACAGAGCTTGAAGAGTTAGCTGGTGGCCATGCTAGTAATACAGTAACTACTGGTTCTGCTTCAGACTTAGTTTCTGTTGCTGAAATCTTAACTGCTCGTAAGAACATGGGTCAGTGGGGAATGAATCCTGCAGATTTAGTTGTATTCTTGTCTCAAGCAGCGTACTACGGTTTACTAGATGCAACTGAGGTTACTACAGTAGATAAGTACGGTGATAACGCTACAATTAAAGCTGGTGAGTTAGGTAAACTATGGGGAATGTCTTTAGTTGTTTCTGATGCTTTCGAAGCAACAGCTACAGGTAAAGCACAAGGAATTATTGTTAACCCTAATAATTACTTAGTAGGTAACTACCGCAACATGACAGTTGAGACAGCTACAGATGTAGTTGCACAACAGAAGGCTATGGTTGCAACCCGTCGCTTTGGCTTTATAGCTAAAGAGGCTGGAGCAGCTAGTAAGGCTTCAATGGCGTTAATTAAGTTCGGCTAATACTGACTTAACTAATAGTTGAAATAAAACTGGTTAGGGTAATGCCTAGCCGGTTTTTATAAGTGAATTAAGGAATTGAAATGGCAGATTTATACACAGTTAGTGAGTACAAAGCATATGCTGGTATTAATAGCACTACTCGCGACTCAGAAATAAATCTATTAAGAAGCCAAATTAGTGCACTTATAAAAACCTACTGTGGGCGTAGTTTCATAGATAACTACAGCACAGCAAAGACAGAATACTTCGACACTACCGGTGGCGATACTTCTGTTTTCCCAACTGAACTACCTATCGTAGAAGTAGTACAGTTATTTGAGCGTAAAAACTCAAAGACAGATAAAACAACTGTCGAAAACAACCACGCAGATAGTAATAATTACTATCTCTTAGAATCAGGTACTGCACAATGTACTATTTCTTCTAATACTACTGAATCGACTTGTATTAATAATGACACTTTCACAGGGTCAGGCTTAAATGATCTAACAATCACTGGATACAACGCAAATACGTCGTCAGGTGAGATTGGACGTAGCTATAAAGTACAAATTGATGGTACAGGAACTCCAGACACGTTTAAATGGTCTCGTGATGGAGGGAATAATTGGAAAGAAACGACTGTAGCAATAACAGGTTCTAGTCAAACTTTAGAGGGCGACATAGCTGTAACTTTTGCAGCCACTACTGGACATACGAGCGGAAATGCATGGGCATTTACGTCTGAGAGATGGACCGGTGAATGTAGTGATACATCTTATACAACACAAGCAACTTGCGAGTCAGCAGCAGAATTTTGGACTGCAGACAGACAATATGAAATAGATGCTGAAGGACAAGAAATTACTAGAAATATTATTAGTTTCCCTAAAGGCCCTAAATCTGTAAAACTTGTGTATAAAGGTGGGTTCTCCTCTACTCCAGCAGAATTGAAGCTAGCTTGCTACGATTTGACTACTTACTATTTAAAGAAAGAATCAACTCCAGCAAAGTCTATGCCAGGCTCGGATATTAAAAATATCTCACGCAGCCAGTCGCTTCACTCTGAATTCCCCCCACACATAAAACGTATCTTGGAGCATTATAGGCATATTA